ACTAGCGTCTGGTACGGAGGGTTTTATTGGGTTACCTAAAAGTACACTTCCTTGTAGTTGTTTCTCAGGCGCTACTTTAAATAGTTTGGAGACTACTTTTCTCAGCATCCGAACAGAGGGCAGATCACCTAAAAGTTCAATGCTAGTTTCAGTTAAGACAGAGCGGCAACGTCAATAAGGCCGTGCGTTAAGATTGAAGATACTAGGGGTGTTGAGAAAAGTAGTTTGAAATTAGGAGATGTTATGAGAACTGTACACTATGTAGGATTTAGGGGCGACGAGTATGTTCGCGCTCTTAGAGTTTTCGGTGGACCAGTTTACATCCACCGGGATTATGATGATCGAGTATTCTCAGAAGTTAGTGATAGTGATGTGGTTGTTTTTGGACCAAAGTATCGTTATTGTCCATATGTCTGGGATGCTTCTGCGGTTGATAGGAGATACACTGAATGAGTATGCATATGATACAGGGCGTTCAAGTCCATGGTAAATCTAAGAAGAAAAAAGCACCAGGTTGGAAACAACGTGCAGCCGATCATGAAGCCTTTATGAAAAAGATGGGTGTTGGTAAAGTTAAGGCTGATGCTGGTAATTCTATTCCAGATTATAACACTGGTCCTAGAATGACTTCTGATAAGATTGCTGGTAATGGTACTAAGAAAGATGCCACACAATATACTGGTGATTATATTATTGGTATTGGTCAGATGCACAAGTCTAATGGTGTTCCTATTACTCGTAAAGAGGATGCTGTTGCTATAGCAAATATGCGCCGTTAATGTTTACGATAGAACATGAGGAAGATGAAACTATCATTACTATCTTAGATCATGAAGGCGATCTTGAAGATGTTGGTGTTCTCATGTGGGACGATAGAGTATTCATTCGACAATGGAATGAGCACCGTCAACAATTTGATTTAATTGCCATGAATGCACAAATGTATTATAAGTTAATGCAAGCATGGTCTCTGCCGGAAGGCACATATGTTGTAGAAAGGAAAAACGTATGATTACTAGAAGTGAAATGATTGAACAGTTAAGTGCTAGCACATGTCGTGTTGTCTTTAAAAAAGTCAATGGTGATACACGTGATATGCAGTGTACTCTCCGAGAGGATATTATCCCTGCAGCTACTAAAGATGAACCTATCACTCAGAAAAAGGTTCGTAATATTAATGAGGAGGTTCTTCCTGTCTATGATATCAATGCTGAGGGCTGGCGCTCTTTCCGTGTTGAGAATGTAGTCTCATTTGATTGTGTATAAATAACACTAAAGGGAGACTTATATGTGGATTGATCCTACTATTATAAACTGGCTATTCTTCGGCGGCTCTGCCTTCATTGGATATATGATTGGAAAGATATGGGGAGAAGGCAAACGTGATCTTATAGTAGGTGATACAATTACATACCTATGTGAAGAAGGATATATAAAACATCGTTACATTGATGGCGGTGATGAGATTGAAATTATCCTTCTTGACGAAAAAAAATGAATAATAACGAAAATAATGCTTTACATCTGTAATTGGATGTGTTATAATACTTATATCAAATGAAGGAGATTTGTTATGGTTAAAGAAGTAAAGCGTAAAAAGTTTAAGAAAGCTCGTAAACCAATGTCTGCAGAAAATAAAGCTGCAGCTATTGCACGTTTGGCTGCAGCACGTGAGAAACGTATGGCAGAAAATCCGCCTAAGTTTAAGAATATTCATGAGACTGTTCTTAGTCGTGGTGAAGACGACATCTTTCACTTCCGTAAAGTTCAGAAATGGATTAAAACTCAAAAAGAGTTGGTTGCATCTGCACGGCAAGAAGTCCGTAAGAATGTAAAAGGCGCTGAGAGTAAATTGGCTAATCGTCAGAAGTACGTCAGTAACTTGGAAAAGTATTTACGTGACGGAGTATATGTTGATATGTTCTATGGTGAGCATGGAGAACACAAAATTAAATATCGTTGTGTTAAACCATCATTTGATAAAGATGGTATGATCAAGCGAACTCATGGAGTATATTATAATGATATTGGAACAATCTATCTCGGAGAAAACACTGTCTATGCCAGTGAATGATCAACCAAACTTCCTAAATAAATCTGGCTTCTCAACTCTTGTTGAGAAGACAGTATTCAAGAAAAAAATATCCTATATGGATGCAATATTATATGTTTGTGATAAGAACAATATTGAACCAGAGGATGTTAAGAAATTTCTCAATGGTGTTATCATTGAGAAAGTAGAGGCAGAAGCTATGAATTTGAACTTCTTACCTCGGCAGAATATGTTAATCTTTGAAGATTAAGGGTTTACATTCTGCCTAATTTATGTTATGATATTACAGTACACTTCAGCAAATATAAAGGAAATATAAATGTCTTTTGCAAATCTAAAACGTAATAAATCAAACATCTCCAAACTTATCCAAGCAGCAGAAAGTGCTGGTGGTGGTAATGAAAAGAAATCATATGGAGATGATCGTCTGTGGAAGCCCACTGTGGATAAAGCAGGAAATGGTTTTGCTATTCTCCGTTTTTTACCGGCAGCAGAGGGAGCCGAACTACCATGGGTCCGTTATTGGGATCATGGGTTCAAGGGCCCTACAGGTCAATGGTATATTGAAAAGTCTTTGACTTCAATTGGCCAACAAGACCCTGTCTCTGAGCACAACTCAGAGCTGTGGAACACTGGTATCGAAGCGAACAAAGATACTGTTCGTAGACAGAAACGGCGTTTACACTATGTGGTTAATGCACTTGTTGTATCTGATCCAGCTAACCCTCAGAACGAGGGTAAAGTAATGCTTTATCAGTTCGGTAAGAAAATCTTTGATAAGATCATGGATGTAATGCAACCACAATTTCAGGATGAAGATCCTATCAACCCATTTGATTTCTGGGCTGGTGCAAACTTTAAACTCAAGATCCGTCAAGTAGAAGGCTATCGTAATTATGATAAGTCAGAATTTGCTTCAACTACTGCTCTATCTCAAGATGATGACGAGCTGGAGGGTTACTACAACTCTATGCATGATCTAACTGAGTTTACTGATGCTAAGAACTATAAGACATACGATGAGCTAAAAACCAAACTTGATCGTGTTCTTGGTAATCAAACCATGACTACAGCAGCGGCAGTCTCCTTGGATACCGCAGAACCAGCACCAGTCATGGCTAGTATGGAAGCAACTTCTCCTTCAGAAACTATTGCTCCTACTACAGCTGCAGAGATGTCGGAAGACAATGATGACACTATGTCCTACTTTGCTAAACTTGCAGCTGAAGGTTAATAACTAAGACCATTGTTATTATGAGAAAGGGAGCTTCGGCTCCCTTTTTTTACATGAATCGTTGGAACTCGTTAGACCAACCAATAGCTTCATCTGCAGTGGCTACAGAAGAACCTTTTTCATTCTGAATGTTTATCTGTTTAGGACCTTCTATGTTTGTAACTACTGAAGATGCATCAACAATATTATTGGCTGCTTGAGCTCGCTTTTCTCTTATTTCGTTTACTACTGCGTCTAATGTTTTCATAGCTGGTTCTAACTGTTTTTCTACATCTGATATAGGTTCAGCTGTTGGTACTGTTTGTACTTGTACACCTAATGCCTTATATAAACTATCAATACCTTCCTTAAGTGTTTTTAAATCTTCATCTTTAAGACCTTTAAGACCATCACCAAAATCTATAAGACCTCTTTTTGAGAAAGTTTTAAGATAAGGTCCAGTACCAGTATCATATACACCACCATTAATAAGTTTTGGCATAACATCAAGTACAAAGCCCATATCTTTAACCATTGATGCAATGCTTTTTCCAAAATTATCTAAACCACCAACTTGAGCCATTCTGTTAAATGACATAAACAATTTATCAAGTGACGCACTTAAAGAATTTGTGTTGTTGATAAGGTTTGGTGGTAAATCGTTGAGAGGAGCCATTGCTTTTAAAATTTCTGCTATTGGACCTGTGGCTTCTGTGGTTTCTTCTTTACCTGTAATCCAATTCCATACATTTTTAAGTGCAGTAAGACCTGCCTCACCTAGACTGGTAACAGTACCTAGACCTTGTGCTCCAAAAAACTTAAACATAGCACCGCCTACATTACTAATAGCTTCAGCAGCACCAGTAGCTTTTGTGACATCAATGGTACTTAAATCTTTTATGGCTGCAACCATGTTAGCAGCAGTGTTTCTTAAACCCGCACCTTCCTTATCTCCAGTTAGAAATGTGGTAGCACTATCTATAGCTGCAAAGCCAGCAAAGAATGCACCAATTGCAGCACCAATACCAAAGGTAACCATATTAGCACCTACAACTCCAGTGAAAGCAGTCAATAATCCAGCACCAGTTCCACCAGCAACAGCACCTAAGATCCCACCAGCGGCTATGAGACCTGTAACCCATTTCATATCTTTAAATACTTCAAGGGTTCCTTTTAAATTCTGTGCCACTTTCTTAATTTTGCTGCCATCGCCAATCTTTTCTGTTCCTGAATCAACTGCAGCAAAGCCAGCGAAGAAAGAACCAAGTGCTGCACCAATACCAAAGGTAACCATGTTAGAACCAATCATTCCACTGGCGCCTCTTACTAGACCTAAAGCACCACGTCTACCACCACCTACTGCAGCACCTAGAAGACCACCGGCTCCGACTAAAGCTCCAAGAGCAATACCAACATTATCCTTTGTAAAGATAGAGATTGTATCATAAATATTTTTAGCAATAACTGGTAAGTTAGCACCATTAGCTCCAGTCTTTTCTATTGCATAGTCTGCTACACTAAAGCCTGTAAGAAAAGCACCTAAACCAAAACCAACTGCACCCATACCAAAAGCTGCATATGTAGACCTTCGAGGTCCAGCAACAGCACCAAATAATGCACCACCAGCTAATAAAGCACCAAACTTTAACATCTCTGGTGCAGCAAAGGCTTTGAGACCCTCGGCTGTATTAATCATCAAGTTTTTTATATTCTCGCCGCCACTATCTGCAGCAAACTTGCCCATGATAGCCTCAGCTCCAGCCATACCTAAGAAGAATGCACCAATGCCAGCACCCATAACTCCAAGACCTTTGGCTGCAGCACCTATACCAAAACCAGCTAATGGGCTTTGAAGACCTTTAAGAAAACTATTTTGTTTTTTCTTTTGCGGTTCTGCAGCTGCTGTTGACTCTGCTTTAGCCTGATATGCTGTTTTCTTGGCTTCTCTGTCTTTTTCTAATTGATCAAGCCTACTACGTTCTTGAGCCTTAAACCATTTTTCAAAACTGTCAGCTACACGTTCCGTGGCTACACGTGAGCCTCGGACTTCTTTTGCTAGATCATTGAGCGATGATGCCATTTTATTTATTCCGTTCCGCTTCTTGTTTTTGTTCTTTTAACCAATCAGTCAACATTCCCAAATAAACTTCTCTTTCCCATGGTATCATTTGGTCTATCTCTGTCAAACTATATTTGTGATGCTGCATTAGGGCAAAGTTTGTTTGGTAGTATGCAACAAGACTATTATGAGACAGACCTATGAGAAAAAAGCTTGTATCCCTGATAAAATTCTTTCATTGTCTTTATTACAACTACCACAAGTCCAATTCATAGTATGTTTCATCGTAGGTACACCTTCAACATATTCTCTAATCTTAGTAAACTGTTCACTGTTCATAGAGTCAATAAAGGCATCCACGTCAGCTTGACTTTCGTCTTTCATTTCTGTTCTTGAATCTTCGGTAAGAACAGCTTTCACACATGATCTCATCATCGCAAATGCAACTTCTGATTCTGTTTGATCTGAATTAGTTTCTGCTTTAATTGTTTGGTATGAAGGATATTCTAATTCAATTGAAATATCATCTGTAAGTTGTACCATATTTGGAACATCTCCACCTTCCATAATAATATTATCAACATTTAATTTGTATTCTGTTTTACCCTCACAGTGTTCACAGATAGCATTGATTTCAATTGTTTCACCAACTGACTTACCTCTGAGTTGTGTAAACAGATATTCAATATCAAAAGATGTGAGAGTATTCTTGTCAATCTTACCCATCGAACATGTTTCAATAGTTTCTGCAATAGCAGATAACATTTCTCTTTCATCATTTGTCTCAAG